AAAATACGACGGCCGACCGGTCACGGTAGTAGTGTTGGTCGTGTTCATCGGCGACGCCGACACCGCACCCTGGCGGATGGCAAGCTGCTGCAGCGGGTACTGCTGCCGGCGGAAGTCCTCCCCGCGCTGGGCAAGCTCCATCACATTCTGCGCCGAACTCTGGTTGGAGAGCCTCGCCGCCTGCTCGCGGCCGACATCGGCCTCGCGCTGCGCCGACGCCTCGCGGAAGCCCTGAGCGCGCTGCTCGGCCACATAGCGGTTGCGCTCGCGGGCGGCTTCACCCGCGGCGATGCCCTCCTCGATCGCGGCGCGAGAGCCGCCGAAGGCACGGGCAGCGGTGGCGCGCGAGGCGCGACCGCCGCGTGCCTGTTCCTCGGCGCGCGAGATATCCCCAAGCCCGGCATCGATGACCTGGCGCTCGTAGGGGTTCATGTACTCCCCGATGTCACGCCCCAGCACCGACGCGCCCTGCACCATTGGCGCCGCTCCCGGTGCCCTGATATCGCGAGCGGAGAAGCTGGTCCCGACGCGGCCGGCAGAGATTCGCTCCGGGCCGCGCCCAAGGGCCGCACCGACGCGCTCCGCGCCGATGTCGCGCGCGCCGAACTGCGTGCCAGTACGACCAGCCGAGACACGCTCTGGCTGGTAGCCCATGAGCGCCTGCGCGTTGCGCGCGGCCTGCTCTACCTCTGGGACAAAGCCGCCCTCGCGCGCGATGCGGCGAGTCGCGGCCTCGCCTTCCATGTAGTCTCGCGTGAACGGCGCGACCATCATCCCGCGGTACGGCTCGTAGGGAATCGCCGAGACATCCTCAGCGAACTGCAGGTTGCTGAGTACGCGGTTATAAATCCGAGGGTCAATCTCGGACTTGCTGACTTCCTTTTTCTTAGACGAAAATATCTTGCTCACAGTTTCTTCTCCAGCACCACGGCGGTGCGACGGTATCCTTCAAGCGCTCGCTCCCAACCGGGGCGGCCCATAATCAACATCGTGTCGCAGCCGATGCTGCGAGCCCATTTCTCTATCATCGGTCGCAGCTCATCGTCAATCTCGCGCAGGTCGCCCGCGCCGATGATGACCGTGCATTGTTTAATCAGGGGGAAGATGTCGATGGTCGTGATGCACAACGATTCCTCCGCCGCCCATAGCTGGTACACGCCATCGCGCACCCCCTCGAGCACATCCTCGTACCCCATCTGGCCGTAGCCCTCGGCGAGCGCGCGCTCGATGAGCCCGCGGAACTTGGGGTGGACGATTGGCAGAATCTCCTCGCCGATCATCGCTCTCCCCCCGCGACGGCATCAAGCCGCATCACACCGACGCGCCAGTCCGTGCTCGGAGAGGCGCCCGTGATCTGCATCTCAACCTGGCGCCCGGTGAACCGCACCGGGGTGTATATAGAGTCGATGGTGTAGCTCTTGGTCGTCTCTGAGCCGTTCGGGGCGAACTTGGTGATGAACTGCAGCGACACCGACCCCATCGCGTTCTCGTCTGCGATAACCTGCCGCGCCACCATCAGCCGCTCGCCGCCGCCCAGCTCAATGGCGCCAGAGCGCGCGAACGGCGCCGTGCCGTCGTAGGTGACGCCAACCTCGTGCTCGTAGACATAGCCGTCGCTTGAGACCATCAGCGGGTAGCTAAACACGCCACGGTCGGTGCCGGCGGTTCGGTCAAGGTCTCCAATCGCCCAATGCCCCTCGCGGTAATTGTACGATACATACGAGTCGCACTCGCTGTTTGAGGCGCTCGGGTAGAGCCACCAGATCTCGCCGAATTGATTGTTGGCGACGGCGTAAACCTTTGAGCGCTGCGTCTGCGAAAGGTTGCCCACCACATAGTCGAGCACCTCGCACTGGAGCGGGCTCACGAATCCGTCGTACTTGAAGAACCCCGAGGGGCTCCACCAGTACGCAACCGACTCCACCGCCGCCACCGCTTGCGCGCTGATTACGCCGCACCCGGTCGCAATCCTCTCAAAGCCATAAACATACGGAGGCCCCTGGTACTGGGCGGTGTGAACGTCGACATCCGTGAAGATCAGGTTCACGCCACGCAGTCGCTTGCCGGTCACGATGGAGCCGACCGTCTCGAGCTCAATATCGCCCGCCTGGTTCGTGATCGAGGGCGTCCAGGTAGTGTTATCTTCCTGGTCGGACCAGGCTACTTTTCGCGCGTTGCCGCCGGCGCCGAGTGCGAACACGAACCGCTCGGCCGTCACGAGCACGGCCTTGTTGCTGACCGGGGCGTTCGTAAGCGCCACGCCGTCGTTCGCGGTGTTGAGGTCCCACTCGTAGATCTTGCCGTCTGCGTTGCTGCACGCCAGCAGGTACTCGCCCCAGTTGTCGAGCGTCCAGGTCGTCGCGGGCGTCACCGTGCCCGTGTCCGGGCGCGGGGTGCCATAGGAAAACAACCCGTAGGGGCCGCCGCCATAGCCCAGATTTAGCACCGCGTCGGCGTTGCCGGTCGTGAAGCTGGTCGGGGTGATGTCGGTGAGCGTGCCGGATTCGCTCATCGCAAAGAGCTTGGTGTGCGTCCCGATGCCGATCCAGCGCGCGTTGGCGTTCGTGCGCCACGCCAGAAGCCCACGGCACTTGCCCGTAAACTGCCCAGAGGCGCGCTTACGCCAGCCGCCCACGGGGCGCATGGTGTTCTCGTACCAGCGCACGAGGCTGGCGTCGCGCCAGCGCCCACGGCTCTGGTACTCGGTGCCGTTGCGGTACACGCCAGCTTGGATGTTTAACGGAATAAGTGCCACATCAGTCCTCTGTCAGTCTCTGGAGCTCGGCGAGCCGCTCGGCGTCTCGCTCGCAGGCTTCGAGGTGATTGATAAGAGCCTCGTCAATCGCTCGCGCGTCGCCGGGCTCTCCGGCGGCACCATCAAGCGCGGCGGCACCGGGACAGGCGGCGGGCACGCCGGGGGTGGCGCGGGCGTCGCGCAGCCGGCGAGCAAGCTCGCGGCCACGGCGATCAGCTGCGTCCAACTTCTCCGACAGTCCACGCTCTACCTCCTGGTGCCGGGCGTATTGCTTTGCCCCGGCGTCTATCGCGGCCTCTGCGGCCTTCGCCCGCTCAAGGTGCCACTCTGCCCTCACGGCCGCCGAGCCAGCCTCGTGGCCGCTCTGGTAGGCCGACCGGTGTCCGGCCCAGCCGAGGGCGGCCAGCGCAAGCGCCAGAGCCGCCCCCAGCCAGATCCTCACGCCGCCTCGGGCTTCTTCTTCGACATCACCGACCACGCCGCCACGGCGAGGGTGGCGAGCGCGCCGCCCACGGCGGCGACGGTCTCGGCGTCTGCGAGGCCCTTGCCGACAAGGTAGCCGCCGATGGCGGCCACGACGGCGCGGACGATCCCGGCGATTTGTTCTGCGTTCATGTTCATCTCCTATGCTTCGTTGGCCGAGGCGTTCGCCCCGTTGGATGCGACGAGCGGCATGGCGCCGCCCAGCACGGTGAAGCCCGAGGGCCAGCGGTAGCTGAGCACCCGAGCGCGATCAAAGGGCGCCACCGTCACGGCGTTGCCCTGGTTCCCGCCGAGCACCATCAGGCGCCCGGCTTCGTCGTTTCCGACCACGAACCCGACATGGCCGCCGCCCTTGCGATCAAGGATAACGACAGCGCCCGCGGCGGGCTCACGGAGATAGTCGCCCCAGTCGATCCACGCCTTTGCGCGGTACCAATGCTTCGGGCGCTTGATGCCCTCACCCTCGAGCACGGCGGCGACGAAGGTGCCGCACCACGGGGTCTCGTCATCCGCCCACCACGCCTTGAGCTCGCGCAGCCAGCGGGCGATTACGGGCGCGGTCGCCTTGCCTGGGATCTCCCGCAGGCCGAGGAAGGCGCGCGCGGCGATGAGCCAGCGTGGCTCCATCAGGGCTTCCTCAGATTCTTGAAGTGTACGGCGATCGCAAAGCAGCCGGCGCATATTGCGATGAGACCGGCGACCAGCGAGATGATCTCGCTCGCCTGGGTCATCCACGACACGCTGGCGGCGGTCACGCTGCCGGCGGCGGCGACATCGCCCACGCGCTCGACTGGGACTGTCACGGCTCCCCGTCCTTCGGTACCTGCGACTCCACCTGCGCCTTCAGTTTCTGCCAGAGCGGATACCCGCCTTGAGAGGTCGGCAAAGACCCCAGCAGGTTCACGATGGCGACGGCTTCGGCTGGCTCCATCACAAGCGTGAGTATTTCAAGTTTAAATTCCATCAAATGCTCCACGGCAGCGGCGGGTTAACAATCGGCGGGTTAATCTGGGTCTCAATCTGACCCTCAACCGCAGCCTCTGTAGCCGTCTTGTCCACGCCGTTATCCCAGACCCAGCCAAGTACCTGCGCTTGCGTGAGGTCAGCGTAGGGGGTGAAGGAGGTGCCTTCTACGACCGGGAACGAGCAGGTGCTATAGACGCTGCCGTTGTAGTCGCCGTCTACGCCGTTGCACTGCCAATGAGCCGTGACTACATAGTCAGCGCCTTCAGCAGACTGCGGGAGGCAGTCAAGGACAGAGATGTTCCAAGTGATAGTGGTCATTTATTTGCTCCTAATT